GAGGTGGGCGGGTGACCTGCCGCCTCTTCGTTGAGCTGTGCGCCGGCACGGCCGCCCTGTCGCTGCGTCTGCACCGCCGCCATGCCCGGCCGCCCGTGTCGAGGATGGGGGCGAAGACCGGCTACGCGGATGCCATCCTCCGGGTGCTCGGGCTTCGGCCAGGCCAAGGCGCGGCGCATTACCTCTGGTGTGAGCCTGACCCCGGGGTGCGGCTTCTGCTTGAGGCCTACCGGGATGCCAACCTCGCACGGGAGGCGGCCGCCATCATCCGCGGGTGGGCCGACGAAGAGCCCCGGGCGCTCTGGGAGCGGCTACGGGCAGAGGGGCCGCCTCGGGGCTTGGACGCCGGGGAGGTGGCGCGGTGGGCGCGGCTCACGACGGCCAACCGCCTGATCCCGGCGACCTGGGTAGATGGCCAGTGGCGCAACACGGGGGACGGCGGGAGCACCTTTGGCGGGGATGAGTTCTGCACCCCGGCCGTGGACCTTGCGGCGAAGTTCGAGGCGAGCGTCGGCGACATGCCGGCGATCGTGGAGGCCGACGCCCGGCGCGTGGACCCGCGGGAGGTGGCGCGAACGATGTTCATGCAGCAGGCGGCATACCGTCGCGGCGAACCGGATAGCGGCTTTGATGACGAGCAGGCGCGTGGGCGTCCAGGGGCAATCGCCGCGCTCATGGGTTGGCAGTCGCCGCTGCCAATGCCCGCCACCATCACCCCCGACGCCCGCGGCATCGAGCCCGGCCCCGACCTTCCGCCCGGCACGGTCGCCTATACGGACCCGCCCTATATGGGGACAACGGGCTACGGTCACGACCTCCCGCGCTCGGAGGTGGTCGCCCTTGCCCGGCGGTGGTCGGCGGCCGGGGCAACGGTCGCAATCTCCGAGGCCGAACCCATCGCCGACCTGACCGCGGAAGGATGGCACGCCGTCCGCGTGGACGGGGAGCGGCGGGGGCAGAAGCGGACCTTCTCGAAACAGCAGGCGGAATGGGTCACGATGAACCGCCCGCCCGCATGGACGCCGCCTGAGCAGCGAGGGCTATTCGCATGACGCCCGCCGACATCCTCCGGCTTCCGCTGGCCGACCTCGTGACGGCCGCCGCGGGCGCGGGCCCCGCCGGTCTGGCGTGGCTTCGGTTCCGCTGCGACCGCGACTTGGCCGCATACATGGCGCTTTGCTGGCCGGGGATTGCCGCCGCGCCCTTCGCCCCGTCGCACCGCGCCATCTTGGCTTGGTTCGATTCGCTCCCGCCGTTCGAGGCCCGCGCCGCGCAAGCCGGCGCCGATGCCGAGGCCGACCCCATCGCGCGCTCCGCATGGGAAGCGCCGCGCGGGACGGGAAAGACCTCGGTGGCGATTGCCGCGCTTGACCGGGCGGTGCGTTCGGGCCGTGAACCTTACGTCGTCATCATCGGCCCGGAGTCCGCGCACGCATCCGCGCTTTCCGTCTCGCTCCAAGCGATGCTGAGCCCGGGCCACCCGGCCGCATCGCCGATGCTGGCCGCGCTTTACGGCGACGTGGGGTGGACCGGCAACATGGGCGATGGCGCCGTGCGCCGGGGGGCCGTTCTTGGCTTCCCCGCGGGCGTCTCCTATGTCTCCGTCCGGTCGATTGGAGGCACCATCCGGGGCCTTCTCCGCGGGACGCACCGGCCGACGCTGGTTCTCCTTGACGACTTGGAGAAGCCGGACGACGTGGGCAGCATGGCCGCGCGCGATGCGATGCACGAAAAGCTGAACTCGGACGTGCTGAACCTGGGGCCGCAGGGCGGCGGCTTGGCGGTCTGCCTCATGGCGACCCGGCTTCACCCCGACGCGGTGTCGGCGCGTCTCCAGCGCGACCCAGCTTGGAATGGCGCGTCCTTCCGGGGTATCGTCCGATGGCCGGTCGGCGTCGAATCGGGCGAAATCCAAGAGGGCAGCCGGTGGGCGGAATGGCGGGCGCTTTTGACAGACCCGGCTTCACCCGCTCGGGAAAGGGAGCGCGCCGCCCTCGACTTCTACCGCGCGCACCGTGACGAGATGGACGCCGGGGCCGAAGTCCTTGACCCTCACCGGTTGCCCCTCTATCGGGCGATGCTCCGGCTTGTGAGCATCGGCCTCCCAAGCTTTCTCAAAGACGTACAGAACGCGCCGATTGCTTCGGGCGGCGGCGCATTCCGCCCCGATTCGTTCCGGTGGTGTACGCTGGACGGGCGGGATGTCGTCATTGGCTACGGCGACTCCGCCCGGCGCATCCCCCTTCCGGCTTTCTCCCGCGCGGTGGTCCACCTCGACCCGACCACAAGCCGCAAGAAAGGCAGCACCGCCCGCGACTTCGCCGGCTTCGCGGTGGTGGCGATGCGAGACGACCGCGCGACGGGTGAGCGGCTTTACGTGGTGCTCGAATGGTCGGCCGTCCGCGAAGAGCCCGAAGACCAAGCCGAACGGGCATGGGCCGCGTGGGCGCGGTGGCGGGCCGCCGGCATCCCCGTGGTGGAGGTGGTGTACGAAAGCAACGGCGGCGGGGGCGCGTGCCTGCAAGGCGAATACCACGCGGAGATGCGACGGCGCCGGAAGGCCGCCGGCCTCCCGTCCACAATGGAGCCCATCGCCATCCACGAAAGCCGGGCTAAGGACGCCTGTATTTCCGGCGTGGTTCCGCTGCTCAACAACGGCGTGGCCGTGCTCTCGACCGCCATCCGCTCGCATGAGGGCGGCCGGGAAGCTCTACGGCAAGTCGAAGCGTGGCCCGGCGGCGCGCATGACGACGGCCCCGACGCGCTGGCAAAGGCGCTGCTTCGGTTGGAAAGCGCGTCCACGGGCGGGCTTTCGCTGGCCGATGCCGAGCGGGCGCTGTCGCTCTTCTCCCGCGCCGCCGGGTGACTTGTCAAGCGTATGTCAACCGCTTGACGGTCGCGGGGTGCGAGCATATGATGTTTGTGTCCGGGGGTGATGGAGCCGCCCGGCGCAACAGGAGAAGCCACCATGACCGCCACCTACCTCACCCTCGCCACCGAAGCCAACGCCGCCGGGGACTGCGCCACCGTGGCCCTCTGCTTCCTGGCCCTCGGCTACTCCCGGAGGCAGATGCTCCCCCACATCCGCGCCGCCTGCCCCGCCCACATCCGCGCTGCCGGCGCCCGCCGCATCTTGGACGCCGCCGCCGCCGCTGCCCGCGCATGAGCCTCCGCATCTACCAGACCCGCGCCGAATGGATGGCCGACCGCCGCAGCGGCGCCCCCGCCTTCGAGGTGGGCGCATCGGACGCGGCGGGCTTGGTCGGCCTCTCCCCGTGGGCGTCCCCGTGGGATTCGTGGGCGGCCGGCGCCGTCGGTGGGGGCAACCCGCCGGCAGAGGCCGACGCCCGGCGCGGGCACCTTGTCGAAGCGACCGCCGCCGCGCTTTGGGCGGCAGAAGCCGGGGTGCACTTGTGGGGCTCGGACGGCCTTTGGTCGCCGGATTCCGATGCTGTTCCCCGGCTTCCGCTCATGCGCGCCCGCGCCGGTTGGCTCGCCGTCACGCCCGATGCGCTCGGCATCGAGGCCGACGGCCGCCGCGTCGCCATCGAGACGAAGGCCCCGCGCACCCTTGACGCTTGGCCCGACGAAGACGCGGTGGTGCGCGACCCCGACGCAGAGGGCGTGCCCGTCCCGCCGCAGTACGCTGTCCAGGCCGCGTGCCAGATGTACGCGCTTCACGCCGTCGGCGTCACCGTGGCCGCCGTGGTCCTTGTCGCTTCGTCCGGGTGGGCGTGGCGTCGGGCGGTGCGCATCGAGGCGACGCCCGCCGGCCTTCGCTGGGCTACGCGCATCGTCGCCCACGTCGGCGCGGCCCGCCGCCGCATCCTGCTCGAACGCCGGGAGCCCGACCCGGACGCAAGCGCGGCGTGCCTTGCCGAGCTTCGCTCCCGGCTTCCGCCCCGCCCGGCCACCATCGAGGGCACCGACGAAGACGCCGCGTTGGTCGCCGCCTTCGCGGAAGCCAGGGCGCAAGAGTCCGAAGCCGCCGCCGCGATTGCCGACCTCCGCCCCCGCATCCTTGCGCGCTTGACGGGCGCGGGGGCCAATGCTATCCTAACCCCGTCGCACCGGTTGTCCGCCGACCGCCGGGGCGCACTCAAAGTCCAGAACAGGAGCCCCGAATGAGCGAAGTCCAGAACCGGCCCCCGGCCGCCATCTTCCGCGCGCAGGTGGAGTCCGCCGCCCGCGCCATCCTCGCCCATCACCCGCGCGCCACCGAGGCCGCCGCCCGCGTTGGCTTGGCTTTCGCTGCCGCCGCCCGCGCCGCCCGCGACCCGTCGGCGCTCTACGGCTGCACCCCGGCTTCGGTTGCCGGCGCCATCGCCCAATGCGCCCTCGCCGACCTCTACCCCGGCGGCCACGCGCCCGCGGTCTACTTGGTCCCGCAGGCCGCGCGCCGCGACGAAGCGCCCGAACTCCAATGGCGCCTGACGCACCGCGGAATGTCCATCATCGCCGCCCGCGCCGGATGGGGCGTGCACACGGTCCCCGTGTCCCGCGCCGACCTCCCCGGCCTCCGCGTCGATTTTGGCGAAGTCCTGGCGTGCCCGCCCTCGGACCCGACGGCCGCCGTCACGTCTTGGGATGACCTCGCCGGCGTGGTGGTGGTCATCCGCCCGCCCGCGCCCGCGCAGCGCGTCGCGCTTTGGGTGCCGGTCGGGACCATCGCCGCCCGCCGCCGCGCGTCCCGGATGGCCGGCGGTGGGCCGTGGCAGGCGTGGCCGGTGCAGATGGCGCAAGGCGCCGCGATTCGGGAGGTGGTGGCCCGCGGCGCGCTCCCGCTTGACCTGCCGGACGATTCGGAAGCCGGGGAAGCCGAGGTGCAGCCCGCCGCCATCGCCGCGCCGCCGGCACAGCGGATGCTTCCCGAACTGCCCCCGGACTTCGCCCCCGATGACCTCCCGGCCGGCGACCTCGCCCGCGTGGTGGACGAAGGGGAAGCCAAGTAACCGCCGGCTTGCGGCTCCCGGCCGCGCGTGGTAGCCTCCGGCCATGCGCGGCCCTGCCGACATTTCCCCCGCCCGGCTTGATTGGACGTTGGCCGTCCGTTCGCTTTTCGCGTGGGTTGGCGGCGCGATGCGCCCGCAAAAGCAACTGCCCGTAAAGCCCGGGGCGCCCGGCGTTCCCGCGGCCATTCCCGCCGACTACTACGCGGCCGGGCCCTACGTCGCCACGCGGTCGCAGCAGACGGACGCGCTCCGGCTTGCCATTCTCGCCAACCCGGATGCGCTGGCCGCCGTCGCCGGCATCGCTCGGGAGATTGCGGCGCGGCCCGTCATTGTGCGCACCGAGGCCGACCCGACGCCGCGGGAGCACCCCGTCTTCGCGCTTCTGGACTCCGCGCCCGGATTCACCCGGGAACAGCTTGTGGAGCGCCTAATCGCGGACGCGCTCTTGACGGGCAACGCGCTTGTCGAGGTTTTGGGCCGTCCTACCCCGGTCACCCCGCGCGCGGGCGTGCTCGTCTTGCGGGATGCGACGGACCTTTACGCCGAACTCGACAAGGCGGAAGCCACGGTCACAGCCTACCGCTACGAGGGCCCCGACGGGACGCGGTACATCGCGCCGTCGAACATCCTGCACGCGGCTGTCAACCGCTACGGCACGGGCCAGGATGGCGTTTTTGGCGTCTCTCCGCTGGCGCCGCTTTACCCGGACTTCGAGCGCGCCTCCCGTGACGCGGCGTATCTCCGCGACCGGCCCCGCGGCCCGATTGCATCCATCGGCCTTCGCTGGCCGGGCGAAACCCCGCCTGACGAGGTGGCCGGTTCTCTCCGGCTTATGCGTCGGTTCTACGAGACGACCGGCTATCACGTCGCGCTCCGGGGCGCTGAATTCGAGTCTTTGCCGGAAAGCAAAGAGCAAACCGATGTATTGGCGCTGCAAAACGCCATGCTGGATAGCATCATCCGCGCGCTCGGATTGGCCCCGGTTCTCTGGAATCGCAGCGTCACCAACGATTCGGCGGCCAAAGAGCAGCACCGCGCATACCGGGCGATGCTCCATGCGCTTTCCGGCGTGGTCTGGACGGCGTTCCAACCGCTAATGGACCGGCTCGGTTCGACTGACCTTTACCTTGCCTCGGATTGGTCCGGCGATGCGGCGGATGCCGAAATCGAAGACCAAGAGCGGCGGGCCAAGCTTGCAGAAATCCACGTGCGCAACGGGCTACCCGTGGCGACGGCCTATCAACTCGCTGGCATTGACTTGCCGGGGGCAACCGATGCGACGCAATCCCAAGGGCCGCGCCTGCTTCTCGCTCGCTGATAACGGCGGCGGGCGCTACATCCTCAACTCCGGCAAGGCGTATGATGGCGCGCTTGTCGTGGACTTCGAGGGCGCCCGCGTCCGCATGAGCGCCGCCGGGGAAATGCCGGTGCTGCGGGAGCATGACCGCGCCCGGGTTGTCGGCGCGTGGACGGACCTCCGCATCGAAGACGGCGTAATGTCGGCCGGCGGAATCCGATGGGCGCCCACGCCCGACGCCGAAGAGGCGAAGGCGCTGGTTGACGGCGGCTTCCTTTGGGGCGTCTCCATCGGCTTCTCCGCGAAATGGGAAGAGAAATCCGGTAAGACCTTCGCGCGGGAACTGGAAGTCTACGAGGCGTCCCTTGTTTCCGTGGCCGCGGACGCCGATTCCCGCGTGTCGGGAATGACGCTCGGCATGGACGAAGACGATAGCGACGAAGACACGGCCGGGGCTTCCCTGTTTCGCGCCCTCGTCTCGCATCTGCACCTTGCGCATGGGATGGACCTCCCCGCGGCGGTGGTCCAGGCACACCGGGAAATCGAATACAACCCGCTTCGGGCGCTCTTGGAGGGGATGCCCGCCGCGCCCGCGCCGGAAGAGCCCGCCGAAGAGGCCGCGACCCTCGCCCCGGCTTACCCCGGTATCGACTTCTCGCCCCCGGAGGGCGTCCGCGAAGAGCTTCGCCGGGGCCTCGAATGGCACGAAGCGGGAGAATCCGGGGACGGACTCCAACCCGAAACCGTGGCATGGGCGCGGCGGATGGCCGACGGGGAAGACATTTCCCCGGAGAAAGCCCGCGCGATGAAAGCGTGGTTTGCCCGGCACGCCGCCGACAAAGAGGGCGAGGGCTTCCGGCCCGACGAGCCCGGCTATCCCTCGCCCGGCCGCGTGGCGTGGGCGCTTTGGGGCGGTGACCCGGCCGTGGCTTGGTCTGATTCGCTGGTTACGTCCATGGATTCCGCCGATGCAGAAACCAAGGGCGAGCAGACCGCCCCCGATGCGCTGGCCGCGTGGCTTGGCGCCTCTCCGATTGACCACCTCGCCGCGTGGATGCGGCGTCCTTGACACGCGGCTTTTGTGCCGCTACCCTGCCCAACGATAGGAGTCCGCAAATGCCGCTCGACCTCGCGACCCCGGACGGCGTGCGCGCCGCCATCACCGAAATTGCCGCCAAGCTGGACACCACGTCCACGCAGACGGCCGACCTCGCCGCTTCCGTGCAGGCCGCCCTTGCCGGCGGCGCCGCCCCCGCGGCCAAGTCCGGCGGGCTGGACGCCTTCCGCAACGCCGACGGCAGCCTGTCGCTCGCCCCGGTGACCACCGACACCGAAATCCGCGTCGGCGATATGCCCGCCCTCCTGCGGGTTTCCAAGCCCGGCCTTCTCGACAAGTCCGCCGCCGGCCTTCTCCCCGAGGCGGAGGCCAAGGCCGCCGCCGCCGTGCGCAAGCCCCTCGGCAAGCTGGCCGCCCTCGCCCGCGTCGGCTACCGCGGCGGGCTCGCCCCGCTCTCCCGCGAAATCGGCGAGGCTTCGGCCGCCGTCCGCAGCGCCCCGGCGTCCATCCGCCCGGCCTTGGAGTCCGCGCTTTCCGGCGTGCTCGCCAACATCGGCCACCGCGCCGCCGGCACCCTGGCTTCGTCCTCCGCGGCGACCTCCGGCGCGTGGCTTGACTGGGTTGCGGAGGACATCATGGCCGACGTGATGGACCTCACGGCGACCGCTTCGCAGGCCGGCCTTGGCCTCTCCATCCCCGTCATGGGCGGCAGCCTGCACGCCACCGAGAACCTTTCGGTTCGCCTCCTGACCGGCATCGGCGGCTTCCGGCAGCAGGGCCGGCAGACCTCGAACGTCTTCGGCCAATACGCCCTCACCGACTTGGCCGTTTCGAAGGCCAGCGTGACGGGCGCCCGCGGCGTGCATTCGTCCATCATCGACGCCGTGGACCTCATCGACCCGCGCGTGACCTGGGATGTTCTCGAAACGCACCAGCGCGCCGCCATCCTGGCCGAGCTTGCGACCCGCGACCTCCTGTTCTTGCACGGCGAGTCCGAGTCGGCCCCCGCGTCGCACGTCTACGGCGCCGCCGGTCTGGCTCTTATCGGCCAGTCCACCGCCACCACCACCGCCGCTATCGACGTGGACGGCCGCGTGCTGGCCGAGTCCGGCGGCACCGATGATATGCTCCTGACCTGCGACGGGTTGGTTGGCATGGCTTCGGACCAGTCCAACGACCTCGACGATGGCACCTTCGGCATGGCCTCCGAAACCGAATGGCTCGCCACGGTCGCCGGTTTCGTGAAGTTCCACAATCTGGCGATGGCCCGCATCCGGGAGCAGTACCATTACCTTCCCGGCACCGGCTACGTGCTCGACTTCCAGGCCGCCCGCGCGCTCATGGCGCTGAACACCCTCACCGCCGGCGGTCAGGTGTTCGTCACCCCGGTTTCCGACCCCGCGAATCCGTGGCTTGTCGGCCGCCTCTACGACGGCACGCCCATCTACCGGCACGCCTTCGTTGGCTCCGGCAGCTACTCCACCGCCGGCATCCCGAACGCCACGGGCGGGAAGAACGCCGCGTTCCTGGCCGCGATGTCCGCCATCGTCCGCGTCCAGGGCCCCGGCCACGGTTCGACGAAGGTCGAAAACATCCCCGGCACCGATGCCGTGCAGGTGTCGCGCATCTACCACGAGCGGTTCTTCAACCCCGTTCCGAGCGCCCGCAAGACCGCCCTCCGCGTCTACGGCCTCGACATCTGACCCTGCCCCCGCCCGCCCCGACTTATGCCGGGGCGGGTTTCCCCTTCGTGGAGAATCCAATGCAGTACGCTTCTTTTACCACCGGGACCGTGGTCACCAACGCGGCCGGCACCGCCGAAGTCGGCGTCGTCATCCCCTACCGCGCGCGCATCGTGGAAGTCCGCATCGTGGACTTCGACGGCATCGCCGCCGACAATACGGACTACGTGGATTCGGACGTTACCGGCACCACCGGCTACGATTCCCGCGCCGCGAATCAGGGCGCCCTCACCGCGGACACGTCGATTTCCCTCACCGTGGACCCGGCGAACGCCATCGTCGCCGCGGGTGGGAATCTGAAATTCGTGGTCGCCAAGGGCGGAAGCGGAAAGGCCACCGAGGCCGCGGTTACGTGGTTCGTCCAGCCCATCAACTGACGCCCTCCCCTTGACCGGCGGGGGCGGCATCTGTCGCCCCCGCGTGCTATGGTGCCCCTATGGCTACGACCTTTGACGACGTGCCGAACCAGACGAAAACAGAAGCCAGCGTGGACGCCACCACCGGAACGGAAATCACCGTCTCCAAGCTGGCCTCCGCTCTGTTCGTGCTCTTCGAGCAACACAAAGGCGAAGTCCAGGGGCCCGGGTCTTCGGATTGGGTTCACGTCGCCGCCGATACGTGGACGCTGGTAGGCCAATGGGGCGGCCCGCTTTCGGGTAGCCGCGTCATCAAGGCCCGTCGCCACGGCGGGAGCGGCACCGTCACCGTCAATTCGCGGCAATCGTGATGAGCGTTTGCATCCCGTCCATGCTGGCGATGGCCGGCGGCGCGTCCGGCGGTGGTGGTGGTGGCGGCGGTCCCGACCTCACCCCGCCTTCGACCCCCACGCCGCAGGTTTTGGCCTCCGGCACAACGGCGCTCGGAAGCACGTCCATCGGCTCTTGGTCTGATTCGGTGACCGTGGTTGCGACCGTCACGCCCTCCGCGGGCGGCGCGGTCACCGCGACGGTCACCGGGAGCGGCGCGGGGCCCTATTCCGTCTCGATTGCCTCCGGGCTTTCGGACGGCCGGTCCTACGCCGTCCGTCTCCGCGGCACGGGCGCTGACGGGCAGGTGGCCGACGTGGTGCTGTCGGTGGGGGTCGGCACGGCCGCCCCCGCGCCGGGCTGGGGCACGCTCGCAGAGTATGACCTTACGGCCGTGGACACGGCTACGGCGGTCACGACGACCGGCGGCGACGTGGCCCTTACCGTGGGCGGCGCCGCGTTCCTGACGCTGAAAACCGTCTTTGGCAGCGGGACTGGCTCTTTGACGCCCACCAACGGCCAAGGGGTCATCTTCTCTGGGTCGGCGGGCGGCATCCGGGCGGCGTTCGTGAACATCGACTGGGCCACGCTCGGCGCGGTCCTGGACACGGAAACACTGGCAATCCTGATCGAATTTGGCTTCACGAGCATCATCTCAGGCGGCACCATCCTCGCCACTGCTGCGACGGTGAACGCCAACGTCAACGCAAACCACAACTTCGGCGGGCGATGGTCGCTCAGCGGAACCACCTACGCAATCGCCCCAAGGTATTACAACTCCGCCGCTACCATCGGAACGGCGGTTTCATCGGGCACTACGGCCTTCTCGGGCAACTACTCGGCGGCGATGGTTGTCGGCCCCGGTGGACAGACTGTGTATATGAACGCCGGTTCGCTCCCGACCGACCCCTCGGGCTTCGGTTTTGGGCCGCGCAGGTACTCGCAGCCCGTCAGTACGTGGACTTCGGGCAGCCTGACCTACCCGGCCGGGCCGCCCAAGCCGGCGTTCTGGGTCGAAGATGCTGTCTGTGTCTGGCGCAAAATCCGCATCATGCGTTGGAGTTAGCCCATGCTGGTCTTTGACGTGCAGCGCGGCATTTACGACGATGCGGGCATCGAGCATATCGAATTTAGGGCACGCCTAACGGCTGCGCAGGCCGACGCCCTTGTGGCGAGCTATGACCCGGCCTCCGCGACCTCCCCGCCCGCCGCGGACTGTCGCGCCGTCGCCCGGCCGATTGCGGAAGCCGTGGCCGCGCTGGACCGGCCGTGAAGCGGCTTACGCGGTCCACGCGCCGCAAAATCGCGCGGTTTGTCGGCATGGTGGGGATGTCCCTCGTGGATGGCCGCTTGACGCCGGGTGAGATTTCGGCGCTTGTCGGCGCCGCCGCGCTTGTGCTGGACGCGCTTCGCGCTGAGCGCGACGGCACGGCCCCGGCCGACGAAGACGGAGACGCCGGATGAACGGCCCGCGCTACCAATGGGGCGCGCGGTCGCTTGGCCGGCTTGCGACCTGCCATCCGGCCCTCCGCGCCCTCTTCGAGCGGGTGATTCTCCGGCCCGATTTGCCCTCGGATTTGACCGTGCTTTGCGGCTTCCGGGGAAAGCCGGAACAGGATGCCGCCTTTGCCGCCGGCACGTCCCGCCTTCGGTGGCCGCAGAGTAAACACAACGCGCAGCCGTCGCGCGCGGTTGACGTGGCGCCCCTTGTCGGCGGCGCGGTCACTTGGGATTGGCCGGCCTACCACGCTTTCGCCCCGCTTGTGAAAGCCGAATGGGCCGCGATGCAGCGGGAGGGGTTGTTCCCTGGCTTGCGCCTCGTTTGGGGCGGCGATTGGGTACGCTTCCCCGATGGCCCGCATTGGGAGATTGCGGAATGATGCTGCTATTCTTGGCTTTGGCCTTCGCGCAGGATGCCGCCGCGCCGCCCGTTGTCGGCGGCCCACCTCCGGGCGCGGACCCGTGGGGATACCTTGGCGCCGCCCTGGCTGCCGGCGTCGCCGCGTGGACCGCGGAACACATGCGCAATCGTCGGGCCGCCGGTCCAGACGTAGACCTTTCCCCCCTTGCCGCGCGCGGTCCCGATGGCGCGGTCATTCTCCTACGCCGAATGGAGGCCATCGAAGATGCCGTCCATGACCTTGCGCTCTCCGTCGCCGCCCTCGCACGCGCCCACGCTGACGGCACCACCTCCGCAGCCCATCCACGCAGGAGGCGCACCGATTGACCCGGCGGTGCGCGTGGCGCGCGTGCGCTCCGCGGTCGCCGTGGCCGTTCTGGCGTGCGCTGACGTGGTGCGCGACGTGAAGGGAGACGCAGAGGCCGACGCCCTTGTGGCTGCGGCGCACTCGACCTCCGCGCGCGGCGTCTAAGGTGGAATTGTTCGCCGTGGAATGCGCGCTTGCTGTCGGCCGCCGCTGGCGCCTTGCATGGGGCTCGGCTGACTTAGGCCACCATTCGCACGCTGACCCGCTAACGGACCAAGAAGCCGCGGGCGTCGCGGACTTCGTGCGCGATATCGTGGGCTCCGGCGCGGGATGGCAGGTGCGATGCACGCTCCCGACGGTCAAGGCCATCGCGGTTTCCGGCCTAAGCCAGACCGCGCCGCAGCTTGCCGCGCTTCTGTCCGCGTCGGCGCCGGCCGTCCAAGGCGGGCTTCTCCGGGCAATCTGCGCCGCCCCGGTGCCCGGCGCGACCTTCCCGGCGTTCCTCTAAGAGAAACCCCCGCCCGGACCATTCCGAGCGGGGGCGGGTGCCATCCCTACGAGCGACGCGCCTTGGAATGTTCGCCGCTCGTGGGTAAGCCGTAGCACGGGGCCCCGCCGCCGTCAAAGCCGGGCAAGCAACGGCTATGGGCCCGTGTCGCACATGCCCCAACGCACGCAGCCGTCTTCCCGGCCCCAGTCCCCAAGGCGCAACTGTCGGCCGCCGCGCTCGGTGCGCGCCCACGTCAACACGTCGTCAATGGGGATGCATGGATAAGCCGGGCCCTCCGGCGTCTTGACGGGCGTGGACGCCTGGAACATAGCTGGCCGGCCGTGGCGATTGGATGCCCTGGCCTCTGCCATGTCGCCAACCAACGATTCCAGCGCCCGAATTGCCGCCACCCGCCGGTCATCCTTGCCGAGTAGGGCAAGCTCGCCCTTGTTCGACATGATGCAGGGCCAGCACCCCACGCGGCTCGCCCCTCGCAGGTACAGGGGGCACGGTCGCAGCCCGTGGCGCTGGTGGATGGCGATCACATCGGCTTCTGCCCAGCGAATCAGTGGGCGCCAGACTTCGACGTGCTCCGCGCCGGGCATGGCTTCGCGCTCGGGAAGGTTAGCGCGGGCGGCGCTTTCGGCCGCTCGGATGCCGACAACGTTGAGCACATCGTCATCCTGCTCGTCAATCCAACGGAGAAAGGGGCGCACTTTCAGTTCTTGCGTGCAGTATCGCCGCATCCGACTCGGAAACATGCCCTTGTAGACGGCCCACCGGACGAAGCCCGACGGCGACCGGCCGACCAACGCCTCGATTTCGTCAACACGGGGCATGACTTCGTGGGGCAGGACGGGCATCCGGGGCAAAAGCCGGATGATAGGACCAAGCTCGGCCTCTAAGTAGTCGAGATGGGCGTATAGGTCGGGGTGTTCCCATCCTGTGTCCATCCAGACGCGCACGTGTTCGATGCCCTGCTCGCGCAGATACAGGGCGGCGGCGGCGGAGTCTTTCCCACCGGAAAGTGACAGGACGGTAAGCATTGGCACCTCACAAGCGACGTAGCATAGCGCCCGGCGCTCGTCAATCCTGCACAAATGGCGCCCGGCGCCGCGCCGTGGTAGAATGCGCGCATGACCGTCCGCCTTGTCACCCTCGACACGTACCGCGCGCGATACCAGGGCTCCGGCCCCGTGGTTCCGCTTGACGATTCCGCCGTGCTGGCGCGGATTGACGCGCTGTCGGCGGCCATTCTGCATCACCTTGGCTTCCCCGCCGGGGGCGAGGATTGGGATTCGGCGTCGCGGGTTTGGGTGCTTGGCCCTTACGATTGGGCGTGGAATCCGTGGAGCGACGAATCCCGGCTTGTGCCGCAGTTCTCCCCGGTGGCGTCGGTGACCAGCATCGAGGAATCCGGCGACGGTTCGACGTGGACGACCGTCCAGGCCGATTACTACGCCCTCCGCGACGGGAGCGACCCCGCCCGCGTGCGCATCGACGCCATCAAGGGCGCGCGTTGGTCGGCGGAATCGTGGTACCGCGTGACCTACGTTGCCGGCTGGACGACCGTTCCCGGCGCCGTGGAAGACGCGGCCGGGCGTCTTGTGGCTTTCTCCTTGGACGTGGACCGGCGGCGCGGGCGGCAGGGTGAATCCGGGGTTGGGCAGCCATCCGAGACGTACCGCCCGGAGACGTGGCCCGACGATTTGCGCGCGCAGCTTGCACCGTACAAGCTCCCGTGGCGTCGCTGACCCTGGACGAATTGCCGGGGGCGCTCCTTGCCCTTGGCGAGCGGGCGCAAACCGCCCTCGGGCAGTACGCCGCGAAAGTCGCGCAGCGGATGGCGGCCGACGCGGCGACCTTCGCGCAAGCCAGGGTGGGCGGCTCGCTCGCCCGCTCCGTCGAACCCCTCGTAGAGTTTCACCCCGACGCCATCCGGGCGGGCTTCATCGCGGGGCGAACCGAGCCCGTCATCCGGTATGCCCGCGTCCAAGACGAGGGCAGCGGCTATCTTCCGGGCGGCGTCATCCGTCCCCGGTTTATGGAATACCTGCGGATACCGGTGCCCGGGTCGCGCGCGCGGGAGCGGTTCCCGGGCGGGCCTCTTACGCTTTTGCACGATTCGGAGGGGATGAAGTTCTTCCGCCTTCGCGCGCGTGACGGCTGGCTTATGGTCTATCGCGGCGAACCCTTGTGGATTCTCGTTCGCACCGTCCGCCTTCGCGCGACGAACTACGGCCGGGACGCGCACGATGCCGAAGTGCGCCGCATTGACGGGGAAATCGCGGACGGCTTGCCAGGACTGCGCATTCCGGGGTAGACTCCGCGCATGGGCCGCCACCGCGTCTTCATGGTTTTTGCTTCCTGTTCGGCCGGGGACGGCGCGGATGGCGGCCCCATCTTCGCGCCCGCGGTGCGCGCTTGACCCTGTACGCCGTCGAACGCTTGGCCGCCGTGCGCGTCCTATTGGGCGGGCTCATGTTCGCCTTCGAGGGCGTGCCGGCGACCGGGCAGAAGCCAGAGGCGTACACCGGGCGGCCGACGCGGTTGCAGCCCCCGGCGGGCCGGTCGGTTGTCGCAGCTTGGCCTATCTCGCTGTCGGTTTCCCCGTCGCCCTCCGCGCTTGACGAGACGGTTTCCGCCACCTACGAGGTGGCCGCCATCGTCGCCGTGGCCGCGGGCGCCGATATGGCCGCCATCGCCTCCCGGGTCGCGGAAGCCATCGGGGTAGCCGTCCGCGATTCGACGCTTGACGCCACCTCCCCGGCGCCCTCGATTTCGCTGTCTATCGCTTACGAGGAAGGGCACGTCGCCGTCTTCGGCACGTTGTCCGCCGACTACCGTACACCCTTGGGGGCTTGACTTGGCCTTCGCATTCTCCCCCGTCTCGTATTATCGGTGGCCCATCGCGGTTTCCCCGGGCGCCGCCGCGTCCACCGCCATCCGGGTGCAGGTGTCGATTACCCCGGCCCTGCGCCGGTTCTGGTCCTCTGTCGATTCCAACGGGTACAGCGTCCGCTTCGCCGATGCGACCGGCGGCCCGCTGGCGTTTAATCGGGCGTCATTCTCCTACGCCAACCAGACCGCCGAATATCGGGTGCAATTCACGACGCCCCCCGGCGTCACCACCTCGGATGTTCACGTCGTCTATATGTACGTCAAGAAAGCGGCCCCGGCCCTCTCGGATTCGTCCGTCGCCGACACCGCGGACACGATGTATGGCGGCGGGCTCTTCGCCTCCGAAACCATCGGCGACACCCCGACCCGGGCCGGCGTAGTCCAGGGCGATACCCTGGAATCCGTGGACTTGGCCAGCACCGACTATCGCCCGGTGGCCGTCTCGCTGACCGGCGCGCTCCAAGCGTTCGCGGCCGACGCCACGCTGAACGACTCCACCGAGAACGAGGCGCCCCGCCGGTTCCGCGTGGAAGTTCTCGACTCCGGCGGCACCGACGCCACGGCCCGATACGTGCAAGCGCTCCATCGCATCATTCACGACGGCGCCGATTTCTACATCCTCCCGTGGATTTCCGCCGGGGACACGAACACGTACCGGCTTCGCCTGACGGTCGAAACCGGCGGCACCCTGCGCCGGCTTATCCGGCTTGTCGCTCTTCGCTTCCGCCTCCCCTCTGCCTGATTCGGAGTCACAATGGCCCGCCTTGTCGGTCGCTCGCTTGCAATCGGCCTTTGCGCCGAATCCGCCTATGGGGACGGGGTTACCACGTCCGCCCCGCTCTACTGGACCACGCCTTCCGGCCTCTCCGCGCCCATCGTGCGCGCCGACGTGACGGCCGTTCCCGATTTGGGGTTGGACGATTCGGGCCTCACCCGGCTCGATTTCGTCTCGAAGAAGTACGTAGACTTCGAGTTCTCGCAGCCGATGGACATGGACAACGACGGGATGCTTCTCCGCGCTGGCGTCGGCTCCGTCGCCACCACCGGCAGCGGCCCGTATACGCACACCTTCACCCTCGACATTGACCAGCCCGCGACCCTTGGCGGCGTTGTCGAGATGGCCGAAGAAGACGGCACCTTCTCCGAACTGGAATTCTCCGGCGGGCAGGTGGCGTCTATCCGCTGGGAAATCCAGGCGGGCGGCTACTGCGTCGAAACGATGCGCCTCTTCGGGAACGTGGAAGTCGATTGGACCGGCACGCCGGTTCAGACGCCCGCTTCGTTCTCCCGGACGAAGGCCACCATCCCGTTCGCGAAGCAGGCGACTACGGTTTCCATCCTCGGGAACACGTACAACGTCACGTCGGCCACCGTGGAATACAACCGGAATCTGAGCCCCGACCTGCAACACCTTGGCGAAGTCGGCATCGCACAGCAGTACCCGGGGCAGAACACCGGCGCCACCATCGAATTCGTGATGCCGATGCCGAGCTTCGCGCTGCTCACGGACCTTCTTGCGGAGACGCAGGGCACCGTGACGTTGACCCTCACGAACGGGGCGCGGTCGGTTTCGTGGGCGCTCGAAAATGCCCAGGTCATCGAGCACTCCGAAAGCATCAACGGCGTCGGCCTCGCTGAACTGCGCGTGCGCGTCGCGGCCCACGGCGGCGGCACCTACGGCGCGAAGTGCACCGTGATCAACGCGCTTTCGGCCGCCGTCCAGACGCAAGGCACCGCCGCGTGACGTTGACGGACCCGAAGTCCGCCCGCCCGTGGCAAGTCCATCGGGCGGAATCCCTGACCCGGCTTGATTCGCGGGGTCTTTGGGATGCGTGCTTCCGCTGCCTTCTCCCGTGGGAAGAGGCGGCGCACCGGGAGGCATTGGCGGCCGTGTTCCAGGGGAAGCCGGGTGACCTTGACGACGCCGTAATCGAAGCCGTTGTCGGCGTTGTCGCGCGTGGCGAGGGCGGCGAACCGATGTTCCAGGCGGTGGACGCGGCCGCCGTCCCCGAACTGCAACAACCCCGCGGCGGCCGTCCGCGCGCGCCGTGGGCGCTCTTGCTGCCCCGGCCGATTCGTGAGAAGGCCGCGCGTATGCTGGCCTTCGCCACGTTTCAGAAAGCCATCGCCGCGCGTCTCTGCGCCGCGTCACCGCCGCCCCCGGCACCGCCAACCGGGGAGGCCATCGCCACGGCCGCCGGGTGGGTCGGGGTGTGCGCCCTCGATTCGATTGAGTTGGAAGGCGGCTTGCCCCGCGCGCTTTCGACGGCCGCGTGGGATTACCTGCGCCGCGCAACGAAGGACGCCCCCGGCGAAGAGGCGCCCGCCCGGTGGGATATCCTCGCTGCGGATGCCGCCCGCGCGGTTCGGTGGCGCTGGGAAGCCGAGGGCGAAGAGCCGCCCGCGTGGCGCCCGGTCGCGGTGGCGGTGGACTGGCACGCGGAAGCCGGGGATGTATGGGTTGGCGAGCTTGACTTGGCCGCGCTTGCCGAGGTGCTCCGCGTCGCGTACCGGGATGTTCTGGCCGCCGCCGATTTCCTTGGCCCGTGGATTTCGACGCCCTCTATTCTGGCCTTCGTCGGCGCGGACCTCCCGTTCGAGCACCGCCCGGATTATGCCGGCCTCACCCCGCCGGCGCGGGCGATGGTCGCCACGGCCTACCGCTTCGCCGCGGGCCACGCTGCCGCCGCCGCCCGGAGCCCGGTATGACGCCCGTTCGATACGTCATCGAGTTTTCCGGGAAGACCGCCGCGCTTGGCGCCTTGGCCGACTCCGCGCACGAAGCCGCCGCGCAGGCCGCATCGCTCACCCGGGCTTTGTCCATCGCGGAGATGCAGGCGAACGGCGCCGACTCCGCGGCCCAACGCTTCCGGGCTTCGCTTGGCCGGGTGCAGGTGGGCGCCGACGGCGCGGGCGCATCGCTTGACGGCTACGCCCTCTCCGCGGACCAAGTGCGACGCCGGGCCTCCGAAGCCGCAAAGTCCGGGGAGGATTTGGCCTCCCGGATGCTGGCCGCCGCCGAAACCCTCGACACCGTGCGCGGCGCCGCGGGCCTCACCGCCGACCAAATCGCCACGCTTGCGCAGCAATCGGCGAAACTCCGCGGCGAATCCGCCATCCTTGCCGCGCAGGGACAACGGGAGGCGCAAACCCTCCGGGACGTGGCCGACCGCGTGGAGGCCCGGACGCGCGCCGAAGAAGAGGCCGCCGCCGCCGTCAAAGAGTCGGCCAAAGAGCGGGCCGCAGCCGAGCGCGCCGCCGCCCGGGAAGTCGGCGGGCTGGAACGGGAGCTTGCGAAGCAGCGCGACGCTGACGAACGTGTGCGCCTCGGGAACATCCGAGGCCGCGCAAACCAAGAAATCCGGGCGATTGACGCCCTAATCGCCAAGCTCCAAGAACGAAACGACGTGGACGAAGAGGGCTTAGCCCTGCTCCAACGCCGCCGCGAACAGGTGGCCGCCGACGCCGACCGTCAGGAAGCGTCCATCCGCGCGCGCGGCGTGACGCCCGATGCGTTCGGAGCGCGCGGAACCCGGACCACAACCATCGGAAGCGGCGTGCTGTCAAGCTACTTTGACCGCCTCTTCGCGATGGGCGGCGCGGGTGGCCCCGGTGGCACGGGCGGCGTCTCGCTCCAAGGCATCCAACAGGCCGCAGGCAAGGCCGATACCGCGCTCAAAGGTCTGGCCGGCGCCGTCGGCGTGTTCTCGCCCGGTGCCGAGCGCGCCGCAAGCGCCGCGGGTGACCTTGTGGGCGCCCTGGAATTCGCCCTAACGCCCGCGGGCGCGACCGCCGCCGGCCTGCTTGGCGCCGCCGCCGCCGCAACTGTCTTTGTGGGCGGGGCCGTCGCCGCCGTCCGCGCGGCCGAAGACCTCGCCGCGACGCTTGGCGAAATCCCGGACGGGGTAGACCTTGGCTTCTCCGCCGCCGGGGTGGAACAAATCAAGGAGGCAAACCGCGCGCTCGAAGCGGCAAAGCTGGCCGTGTCCGCCGTGGTGGTCGCCGTCGCGGAAGACCTCGCCCCGGTGGTCGAAGACGGCGCGCGCCTCTTGGCTGGCCTTGGCGTGGTCGCCGCGCAAACCGCGGGCGCGGCCCTCGACAACATCGGCCAAATCGTGGACGCCACAATCGCCGGCATCGCAAGCGCGGCGGCGTCGCTCTTGACGGCGTTGGTTGCGCCCCTCCGTGTGCTGGCCTTGGCGGCCGAAGCGGCGGAAGCCGTGGCCGGTGTGACCGGCGTAGGTGGCGGCGCCGCGGAGGCCCTTCGTTCCGCGGTGGACGGCATCCAAGACGCCATCCGCGGCGGCGTCTCCGGCGCCCTCTCCGGCGCGATTGACGGATACCGGCTGCTCTTGCGCGACCTTGTGGCCGGCACCGAAGACGAGGTGAACGCGCTTGTCTCGCGGGCCACGGAATTGCGCGCGCGGCCCGGCGGCGGTGCAGGCGGCGCCGACCGGGCGGCCGAAGCGGCGGCGCCTCTCACCGATGATGCGTTGATTTCCGAACTCTTGACGGCCTATGAAGAGGGCGAAGACGCGCTTACCCGGCTTGGCGAAATCCAAGCCGACCTCGCCCGCGCGCAACTCACCGACGCCGAACGGGTCGCCCTGGCCTATGCCAACCAGCGCGCCGAAATCAACGCCCTTGCGGACGCCGCCCGCGCCGCGGGGGTCGAGCAGGCCGAAGCACAGCGGGCCGCCGGGCTGGCCGCCGTTGACGCGGCAGAGGCCATCGCCAAGCAACGCGCGGAGACGGAGCGCGCCGAACGGGCGGCGGCGGAACGGGCCTCCCGCCGGCAGGGCATAATCCAAGCGGGTGCATCCTTCGCGGGCGGCGGCGGCACGGCCTTGGAATTCGCGGCGGCCGTCGCCCCTCCCGGCGCGAAGCAAATCCTGCAATCGGCCTCCGCGGTCGCCAACGGCTTAGCCGGGCTTGGCGAGCAAGGCGCCGCCGGGGTCCAGCGTGCGCAGGAAGCGCGCATCGAAAGCATTACAAAGGGCATCGAAGAGCTGCCCGAACTGCTTATCCGGGTTTTGCCCGCGCTCGGAAAGGCAATCGTAACCGAGCTTATCCCCGCGCTTCTCAAACTCCCGTTTGAGATTGCGCGCGAACTTGGCTCCGTCCTTCTCGAATTCTTCGAGCGCATCAACCCCTTCGACCGGGAAAGCCGGGAAGACCGGCAGGAACGCCGGGAGCGGCGGCGTCGGCGGCGGGGCCTTGCGTCGGGCGCGGCGTATGTCGCGGAAGACGGGTGGATGATGCTCCATCGCGGGGAAACCGTGGTCCCGGCGTCGGGCGCGACAACGCAGGCGGCAAGCGCGCGCACCGTCGAACGGTTGGCCGGCGGCGACCGTGGGCCGTCTCTGGACTTCCCCTTCCGGCCCATCGGGGAATCGGCGCTTGTGCTCGCCGTCGAACGCGGCCGGCGCCCATTCGGCCGCGTTGTGGGTTAGGCTGTCGCATGGCCGGCGCCCTCTGGTTCTACCCCGACCCCGCCTCCCCGGTGCGCAAGCTCTCCGCTTTCGTCGCGCCCAATGACTTGCAGGTGGATACGGTCTATGCGCGCTCTTCGGCCGTGTCCTTGGACGGCGGCGTAAAGACCGCCATCCATGCCGGGTATGAGCGTGTCCGGATTGTAGTGGAGCGCCGTTCGGAGCGGGCGGCCGGCTCGACTTGGCGGGACGAAGCCGAGTCGCTTCTATGGCACCTCGAAAGCGGCGGCGCGGTCACCTTCGCGCTTGACGAGGCCGCCGCCTATGCCTACCCGGTGACGGGCACGGCGCCGTACAGCACCGGCCTAAGCCTGTTCGGGACGAACATCCTGTCCGGGCTCGCCCCGTCGGCCGCGCCCGCGGCGGATGACCGGGTTGTGCTTTCGTCGGCCCTTCCCGAATTCCGGCGGGAGGGCGGCACGGTCGCTTCGTTTAGCGCGCCGACCTTGACGCTTGACAACAAGGTGGCCTATGATCACCGGCTTAGGTCGCCCATCGTCCGGCATTGGGGATGCTTTCCCGCGCTCCGGCTTGCCCCCGAAGCGGCGCGGCCTCTGTTCCAGTCCGAACGCGGCTTCGTGTTCACCCTGGCCTTGGACCTTGTGCAGAGTCCGGCCGACTTGACGGCCTTGCATGACGCCTTTCAGGTGGGCGGGATTGTGCTCGCTGGGGTCGGCGTCACCCCGTCCGCCACGTCGGTAACCCTCGGGGACGTGTTCCGTCGGTTCCGCCCCGAAGGCGTGGGCGTCGCGCCCGGCGCGCTGGACGCCATCCAACGCAGCGCCTTCAACGCGCCGGCACAAGCCGGGGGCAGAGTCCCGCGGATGCGCCCGTGAGTTGGAGCCCGGCCTTCGTCGCCGCCATCGAAGCGGGCGAGTCCATCCGCATCCGGCTTTCGTGGGCCGGCGCGACCGTCGCCACCTCGGACGGCTCCGGCGGGTGGGCCATGACGCGGATGCCGGTGGTATCCGGGTGGGGTTTGCAGCTTCGGACGTGGCAGTGTTCGCTGCCGGTGATGTCCTTCGAGATTGCCGCCACGCCCGCCGAATACCAAGCCATCACGGGCCAAGTAGTGCTCGGCTCTGTCGTCTCCGTGTTCGCGGAATTCTCCGGCGGCACGGAACGCATTTGGCGCGGGCGCATCCTCGACTATTCGATGGGCGGCATTGGTGACCAAACCAGGGTCCGAATCGACGTTTCGGATTTGGTCGCCTACACCCTCGACCGCATCCCCACCGGGAGCACCTACCCGGCGCCGCTCTTCGACGGCGTGGGCAGAAAGGCGCCGCAGAGGGTCCGCCTTGGTATGGTCCCGTTTGACGACTTCACGTTGGCGACGGTCCAGGCCGAATACACAACGCTCGCATCCGGCTTCACCCCTGGCGTTTCGACTGAGCTTGACGTGGGGAGCACCACGTCTTTCACGCTCGGCTATGACTTCGCCAATAGCACCCCCATCGCGGCGGCGGTGCTTGCGAAGGCCAATGGGACGGAGGGCTTCGTCTACTTCGGCGCGAAGACCAGCACCAAACTGCAAACCCTGACCTTCCCGCAGATGCCGGGCGGGACGCCGGCTAATCCGCCGTTCGCCACGTCCTACGCCATCGCTTCCGAGGTCTACCCTGTCGCCGTGGTGGCGGGGCACCCCTTCACGGTCATCCAGTCCGTCTGGACTTCGACCGGCGTATCCCTGGCGAACGGGCCTTATGACCGCCTCCCGTCCGCGTGGGCGCAAGGCATCCCCTACGGGGAGATTGACGCCACCGATGCGAACCGATGGTCGGCGCTTGTCTACACCTCTTCGGTTGGCTCGGACCCATGGACCGCGATTCAGACCCGCGTGGAATGGGAATCCGGGGCCGACCTTTACGCATGGGCCGCGCCCCTCGGAATCTGGCCCGTCACGCGCCAAGGCCAACTAACGCTGCGGGCGGCCATCGTTCCGGCTTCCGCTGGCGCGACCGTCATAGCCGGCGTGGTCAACGACTCCAACATCGTCGCGCTCGGGAGGCACAAAATCCGGGCCGCCGGTTGCGACGCCGAATATCGGGCGCTGCCTTTCTCGCACGCCACGTACCACGCGGTAGGGGCGGCCGGGAATCCAACAGAGGTCTACGTCTTAGGCCGGTCCAACCTCCGGCCGGTCACGCGCCCCGCGCAGTATTCGCCCGCGCCGCTGGACCTAAACCAGCACGTCATTGGCGAAACCGCGCCCATCGCGCAAGACCTTGACCGCCGCGTGGCGCCGTGGGCGTGCCGCGTACCCTTCGAGGTCGAAGGCGTGGAGCTTTGGGGCGCCGCCGTCGGTTGGGTGCCGGGCGATATCGTGCGCGTCACGTCGGCCGCCATCCCCATCGGGGGCGGCGCGACCGCGCAGGATACCCCGGCGGTCTGGATTCCCGAAGAGGTCGATTGGGGAAGCCGGACGGCGCGGGGCCGGTTGGTCTTCCTACCCGCGCAATAGCTCCAACAATCGGCGGATGATGCCCTCGGCTTCCGCGGCGACTTGCGGATAGCCGGCCGCCTCCGCGTAAGCCACAAGGTCCACGGCCTCTTGCAGCGCGTCCACGGCGTGATTCCGGCCGTTCACACGCTGCAAGGGCACACCGTACCGCGCGATTCCCTGCGCCCTACGTTCGACGTACAACGCGCGCAACCGAGGGTCAGAGGTCCGCGCGATGATTTCGGCCCAAACGTCGCCATCGGCGGGCGTGGGGTCGGGCTCCGGCGTAAGCCGGGCGGCAAGGGCCGCAAGCTGTTGCCGGTCGGCGCTCATCCGAACCTCCGCATCCAGTCGGCCAAAGCCGCCTCTGCCGCCTCCCGGGTGGGCGCCGTGGCGTGAACCTCGTAGGGCACGGGGTCGCCGTATGCGAAATACCGGGCCGACCATTTCCACCGGCCGCGGTATTCGGTGATGGACTGCCAGAGGCGCGGGGTCATGGGGCGGCCTCCAAGGCGACGATGAGGGCCTCGGCCTCGCTGCCGTGACCCCAGGACCCCACGCTGCCCCCACGGGGCACGCCCAGCGCGCGGCACGCCTCCGCATCGAGGTGCAGGTCGCAGACCTCCCACGCGATCACGCCGTCGGACACGCGGCGCGTCGTGGACTGGCGCGCGTAGACGGTCGGGCATCGCCACGACTCCCGCACCAAAGCGAGCAGACAGCCCAGCGTGGCGGGGTCGGTGAGGTCGGGGACCATCCCGGGGTAGGGAGTCCAGCCCCGCGTGAGGTCCGGCACGCGCCCCACAATCGGCTCCATCGGGGCGGCGCGCGGCACGATGTAGCACATCCCCGGCATCCACCTCCACCGGGGGCAGGCGACGGCGCGGTGGGCGAGGTCGGCGGGGCTCACGACGCGGATGGCGGCGAACACCTCCGCGCGGGCGGTGGCGCGGACGTGCGCGGCGAAGGCGGCCACGGCGTCGGGGAGGGCCGCCGGGGCGGAAGCCGGGGTCGGGAAGAGCGGCGCGGGCTCCGCTTCGGTGGTGGCCGTGGCGCGCGGCGGGGCGCCGGCCAGACGCAGGGCGTTCGCGACGGCCTTTGTCGAGCGGGGCGGGCGCCCGCGGGCGGTCATTTCGGCGGCGACTTCGGCCCACGGAAGCGACGTGTCCGCAGCGATTTCGAGGCCGACGCGGTAATCGGCGGAATCCCAATACTTGCGAGCGTAGGTCATCTGGCTTCTCCTGTTCTGGTTTGGCCGGGGTCAGACCGGCATTTCACGGGCGTACAAGGCGATGCAGGCGGCATCAATGAGGCCGTCATGGTCGCCGACGAAATCCGCGACGCGCGGATGCCGGCTGCGAAGCCACGAAAGCCGAAGGGCGGTTAGCGTGGTCTTGCGGGCGCCGGGCTCGCCGTGCAAGCCGAGGTGGCGCGTCCACGCGGCGGGGTCAATGACTTCGTAGCGATCGGCATCAAGGCCGAAAGCGAGGGCGGCGGCGATTCCGGCGTTCGCGCCCTGCGCAATCTGAGCTTGCCCCGGGCGGCCGGCGGCGGCCTCGACCGCGACGATAAGCGGCTCCGGGCTTGCGTTGACGGCGGTGCGCGCCGCCCGGAAAACAGCAGCCAGCGCGCGCACCATTTCGGCTTGGCGCTCATGGGCGCGGGCGCGGGGACGCGGGCGGTAGTGGTCCGAGAATCGGGCCGCATAAACCGGGAGGGCGAAGGGCCCATCCCAACGGAGCGCGACGGCGGCGCCGTCCACGCCGGGGTCAACGCCGACGGTTAGCATGGGTTTCCTCGGGATGAAAATCGCGGGTGTACCGGCGCCCCTCTTCGATGGCTTCGGCGGCCTTTCCGAGGTGGCGGTGCACGTCGGCAAGGTCGGCGCCGGTAGATTCGGCGACAAGCGCGGACAGGGATGCGAAGCCGACTTCCGCGCGCTGGAATGCCGCCCTGGCTTGCGCCAAATGCTCCGCCGCGTCGCCACGATGGCCCGTCACCATCGCGGAACGGGCCCGCCAACGCGACCAGCGAGCGAAGGCGAGGTCGAAAAGCAGAAGCTCGTAGATGCTGCGGACTTCCATCCGGCCCGGCGTCACAGCGTCACCCGGGCGAGCCACGCGGCCAAGCGTTCGGGCGGCATGTCATAGGCCGTCACGTTATCGACCGCGCGCGCCGGATACGCGCTCCATGCGCCGCCGCGCTCTTCGAGGTACCAGCGCACCGCGCCGCAAACCGAAAGCGCGACGATGCGCTTTTCGGCGGTCCCAACGTCCCGCCAAGTCCACGGCGGGAGCACCAGCGAATCGAAGTTCATACTGCACCCTTTCCGAATGGTAGCACGGCGCCCGCCGTGAGGCAAGCGCCGCGGGTTATTCGCCGCGGATGGGCCGGATATCGACCCGGATTCCGCCCGCGATAAGCTCGACCGTCACGCGCGACGGCCGGGAGACAGTGAAGGCCACAAGGCCGGGAGACTTCGCACGCTTGGACGGCGCATCCTCCGGCGCCCGCTTCCGGCGCACATCAGCACGAACCGGCGCCCCGGCGCGCACAAGCGTCTTGCGCACGGCTTGCGGCCCGCGCAGGGCGTAGCCTTCGGAGGCCATGACCGCGCCGACCTTGCGCCATGACAGGGTGGTGTCGGCGGCGATTTCGAGCCCACGGCGAAGCTCTGCGGCGGTCCAGGCGGCCCACGTCACGGGTCACCCCCCGGGCGATGCACGCCCGCCTCAATGGCGTCTGCCAGGGCGGAAACCGCGATGGCATTGGCGAGGTTCTGCCCCACCAATCGCCCCGCCTCCCGACGGAGGAAGAGCACAACGGCCACCCGTTCGCCGACCCGCGCCGCCCGGTGCTCCCGCCGCGCATCGGCCGCGTTGGCTTCTGCCCGTTCGAGAGCCGCTTCGAGGTTGGCGACCCGCAGCCGTAGCGCGTGCGCCGACTTGGCGGCCGGTGTGACCGCCGCATAAGGCACGGCCCCGGCCGGGTCGATCGGCACCTCGTCATTGGCCGTCCACGCCTTCACGGCACCACCTCCAAGGCGGCCAAGAGGTCGGCACGCTGGCGGCGGCGCTCTTCGGCCGGGTCGGCGCCAAGGACGGCGGCAGCGATGGCGGAGGCCAAGCCGGCGACGAGGTGGCGTTGGGAGGCCATGTA